CTTTGGCCTCGCTCTCCTCGAGGCTATGTCCACCCGCTTACCCGTTGTTGCTTCCGATTGGAGCGGTTATCGCGAAATCGTCGCCGACAACCACACCGGTTTTCTTGTGCCTACCTTCTGGAATAGCCCCTCGGCCGCTCGTGCCTCCTGGCAAGCCCCCTATTGGTTTGGCCCCACCGCCGAGGGCGAGATCGCTGCACGCACCATCGTCGATGTTCCCACCTTGACTGAACGCCTCACCCGTCTCATCCTCGACCCTGCTCTTCGCGCCTCGTTTGGCCAAGCTGGCTATGAACGATTCTGTGCGCGCTATAGTTGGACCGCAGTCCTCCCTCGCTTCGTCTCGCTTTGGAGGGATCTCCGCCAGCGTTGCCCTCATCCCCCGCAGTTTTCTGTTACTCCCAACTCCGGCTACCAGCGCTTCTTTGCTCACTATGCGACCGCCGTTTGCAGCTCCGCCTGGGAAGTCGCACCAGGTTGCGGATCCTCTCCGGGCTTAAGTGATATCCTTGCCCAACTTTCTGAAGAATGGGCACCTGGTGCGTCTTCACTCCTCAGCCATATTTCCCGTTCGCCCACCACCCTCGGTCAACTACAGGCTGAATACGGTGCGAAGACCGTGGAACTCCTGATTAAACGTGGTCTCCTTTCTCTAATTCCCGGAACCCGCGGAGGTCCAGTGGTATCTGCCTCGTGGCCTGATTCTCCTCTTCCCCGCCAAGCCTAAAGATGCCAATCTCATGCCTATCCCGACGGTCTTCCTCGTTCCTAGCATTCCGGCTTCCATCGACTACAGGCCCTATTACGCCACTTTGGGCCCTCGCCCTCTCCTAGGCGCGTTCTTCGAATGGCTCTATCAATTCGCGCAACACTCTGATCTAGCCATGGTCTGCTATGGCGAATATGATCATGAGTTCCTGCGTGGCATGGCATCCAACTTCGATATTCGGCTCATTGAGATCCCCCACCACTCTCCCGGCCTTTCTCTCCTGAGCGCTCTCGATATCCTCGGCGCTGACGATCTAGCCGTGGTAGATACTGGCCTCTGCCTGGCCCCGCCTTCCTTGCTGCGCCAGGTCCGCGATCACCACCTCACCTCTCGCGGTGACTTCACCGAAGTCATCGATCTTCCACCTGGCTCCACGCCCACTATCTATTCCCGCGCTTTGCTTGCGAGGGTCTCCCGCGTAGAGCAATCCGGCTGGAGCCATGGCTGGGGGCCGCTTATTAGTAAAGCTCTCTCCACACCCGCCCCCCCCCTTCGCGCTACGCCATTCCGCTTCGCCCCCTCCAACCTGGGCCTGCCAGCGCCTCGCTATCCTTCATTTGTTGATCTCTCCAGTCACGATGCACTCGCGGCCGCTCGACCTCAGCTTATCGAGATTCTCTCCTCTACGATCTCCGATTCCCGGGCCGAGCCCCCCCCCCGTGCGGTTCCCGCCCTCCTCAAGTACCGTGAGCGCCTGAGCCAGCAGACTATAGACAACTACGCCGGTCTGCTCCGCCTGAACAGCCTGCCCCAAACCGAACCCTCTCCGCGCTGTCACATCCTCTTCTACTCAGGCATGTCGACGTACTCCGGTGGTGAAGAGTCACTCGTCCGGTTGGCCGCCGCCCTCAACTCCTCTGCATACCAACTCTCGGCGATCATCCCTCAGGAAGGCCTCTTCTCCCGTCGCATGCGCGACGCCGGCGTCCACGTAACTTGCCTGAACCGTGAATTGAATTCCCCCTCCGCCTACAACCTCCTCTACCTCCGTCGCCTCATCGGCGAACTCAACCCAAACCTCATTCACTTCAATGGCCTCTGCGGTCGTCTCCCGATTCAATGCGCTGCCTTAACTGGACTCCCGATCGTCCAACACGTCCGAAACGCCAACGTCGCCGCATACGGAGAGCAACTCCTAGTCGCCTCCGCCATCATCTCCGTCTCCGGCTTCATCAGCCAGTGCCTCCGCCAAGCCGACGTGCCCGACTCCCGAATCCACACCATCTACGACGGCATCGATCTCGTCCGCTTCGATCCCCGCCTCTTTGATCGGAACGCCGCTCGCCTCCAACTTGGGCTTCCTCTCGACGTCCCCCTCGTCCTCATGACCGGCCGCTTCGTCAAGCCCAAACGCCACGACCTTGTTATCGAGGCATTCAGGCTCGTCCGGTCCCGGATCCCCTCTGCCCACCTCGTGCTCGTCGGCGAGACAAGCGCCCAGGCACCCGCCGTTCGCGACGAGGTCGTCGCTGCTATCGCCCGCTACTATCTTTCTACCGCAGTCACTTTCATCCCATTCCAGGAGGACATCCGCTTGGTTGAGGCCGCAGCCGATGTTCAAGTCCTCGTTTCCGATTCAGAGGCCCTCGGCACCTGTATTCTCGAAGCCATGGCCATGGAACTCCCCGTGATTATCTCCGACAGTGGTGGGCTAGCCGAAGTCGTCAACGACGGCCATTCAGGCTACGTCGTTCCGGGCGGCAACCCTTCGGTTCTTGCCGATCGACTAATCCATGTGCTGTCATCCGAACGAATCAGACTTGCGATTGGGCAAGCTGCCCGCCAGAGCATCGAAAACCTCGCCAGCATACAACTCTGTGCTCAGAAGACTTCTGCCATTTATCAGGCCCTCACATGCGTCGCATCTCCCGGTCCACTCGGCCCGACCAATGATCACCCAGAGGCGATCTTGGATTGAGCGACTTCTCCCCGCATCCCAGAAATGCACTCGCCGAGAGCAGCCAACCACCCATGAACGAACGTCGGCGTAGTCCCCGCGTGAAGGAAACGGATCTCCTGGTGCAGTGCGTCGCTGATGAACTGCAGGGTGCCCGTCGGCTTCCGCGGCTCGTTGGGGTTGATTCGATAAAGGCCGGCCAATGGATCTGGAGATCCTCTTATCTGAGGTTTCACCGGCTCTCACGCCAGTCGAGATAGCTCTGTTGCGCTGCCAGGCGCGCCACGGTGGTGGACAGGTGGGGGTATTGGGCGAGGATGAGTTCGGTGGCGATGATCAGGGCATCGGCTTTGACTTCGTCCGCGGTGCGGTGCTGGGCGGTGAGCAGGCGGGGGTGTTTCGCTTTGATGGCCGCCCAGGCGGTGTCGTCGCCGGGTGAGGGTGTGAGGGTGACGGCGAGGTCAGCGGCCCGGATGATGTAGGGCCGGACTTCGCCGATCAGTTCCATGGCGGCTTGGGCCTGGCGGGCGGCCTGGCCGGTGGTGAAGTAGGCGCCGACGGCGCCGAACCAGCGTTTAATGGTCTTCATTTGTTTCCTTTTCCTTGTGTGTGGCGGCGCTGCGCATGACGGCGAAGGCTGCGCCGCTGAATCCCGAGATCAAGTGCGTGAGGATCGGCACCAGATCCTTCAACACGCCGGCCACCCAGCAGGCGGTGGCCAGCAGAAAGACGTAGACCGCGAGCCAGGACAGCAGGCGGTCGAGGGTCCTGAGGTCGAGTTGGCCTTGGGTCATTTGAGCCTCCCGAGGACGAAGGGCATGGCGACCTGCGAGGCCGGGGCGGCGACGCTGAGGCCCACGCCCGCCCAGCGGAGCCAGCGGGGTCCGGGCTTCGTGATGGCCGCGAGGTTGGCGGAGGTCTGAGCGGTCGAGGCGGCGGCCTGTTGCCCGCTGCGAGCGCTGAGTTCCGCGGCTTCGACCAGTTTCGGCGTAGCGATGGCGATGTTGGTCATGACGGAGTCGGCTTTGAGGGTCATCCACCAGAGCTTCGATTGGAGGCATTCCCTGCCCTGCTCCGGCGTGCCGCAATCGAGCCAGGGCACGAGGGAGGCGGTGAGGCGGTTGGTGCTTTCGAAGACGCCGGTAGCGGCGGCTGTGGTGGATTCGGTCTGGCGGAGGACCTCGGCGGTGCGGGTGTCGACGAGGGCGAGCGATTCGGCCAGGCGTTGGTCAGCGACGGCGAGGGTGTCGGCCACACGGGCGTCGCTGCGGGCGATGAGGGTGTCGACGCGGCGGAGTACCTCGGCGCGGGTGGAGGTGAGTTGGGTATCGACGATGGCTTGCGTGGCGGTGATCTGCTCGCTGGTGAGCATCAGCACCTGATCAGGCAGGGCGCGCCAGGCGCGGACGGCGAGTGCGACTTCCACACCGCACCAGGCGAGGACAGCCAGCAGCAGCGCGGCGGCTCCTTTGATGAGGTTGGTGAGCATCATGCCTCCTCGAACAGGGCGCGCTCGGCCGCCCGGCGTTTCACGAGACCGGGAAGTTCGACGCCCTTGGCCTTGGTCCAATTCGCGAATTCGCGCGCAGCGCTGGCGAGATCGCCAGAGTTGACCTTCTTCAGCAGGGTGGACCGCTGGAGATTGCCGAGACCGACGTTGTAGGCGAAGCTGACGAGGGCGTCGAACTGGCTCTGCTTTACGGGCGCCGTCATTAGCCGGGCGACGCCGGAGGCGAAAACGGCGAGATCCTTTTCGAGCAGCGCCGTCGCGGACTCCCTCGTGATCGGCGGATCGGACAGCGATACCCCCTCGGTGTGGCCGTAGCCGGTCGTCGCGACTCCAGCCGGGCAGAGGTACGGCTTCGCGCGGAAGCCCTCGAACCGCTTCACCAGTTCCACGCATCGCGGCGAGGGCGTCATCGCGGTACCTCCGGCGTGGCGGGCGGCAGGTCCCCGACCTCGATCCCGGACAGGTCCGGTGCCACGCGAATCGACTTGCCCTTCAGGCCCGTGGCGTAGAGGAAACCAGTGATGATGTGCATCTTGGCCTGCTCCAGGCGGCGGAGTTCTTCGGCCATCGGCTCGGGGAATGGGAGAAACTGCGGTTCTGCGTTGCTCATGTGGCCCTCGTCGGCTCGGGTTCGGTCTCGGGCTCGGTCGGCTCAGTTGGCTCGGGCTTGATTGGGATGAACGGCTGCACGGCAGCTTTGGCGATGATCTGCGCAGCTTCCTGCTGCAGCCGCGCGGCCTGCGCCAGCTTGAGTTGCGCTGCTTCAGGCGGCGAATCGGGAAAGCGATCCAGCACCGGCTTCAGGATGCGGTGGTAGCATTCCTTGGTGAACCAGTCGGCCTTGCCGGCGTACGCGGGGCCACCGAGGACGGCGTTGGCGTTCCGTTCGGCGATGAAGGCGTCCATCTTCTCGGCCACGGCGGCCGGGATGCGGAAGCCGATCTGCTCGTCGCCTTCTTCCTGAAACGTGATGGTGATGTCGGGCATGGTTATTCTCCTTCGGTGACCATGATCAGGCGGGCGCCGCCTGTGGCCGTCGTGATGGACAGATAGGGGTTGGTCGTGGAATCGCTGGTACCGGATTGAATGTAGAACTGGCTCGTCCAGGTGCCTTCCGAGTAGTTCGCCGGCGGATTCGGGAGTTGGATCCGGATGTTGGTGTAGCCGGTCTTGTTGATCTGGGAAAACGCGCCCGAGGCGATCGTGCAGGTCTTGTAGCCATTCCCGGTCAAGTTCGCTGAGGTGATCGTGCAGAGCGTCGAGCCGCCGTTGTAGTCCGTGGTGTTGACGCCTGGCGGCCAACTGGTGATGGTGTAGACCGTGAGCGTCGGCGAGCCGGAGAGTGAGACGCTGCTGGCGTAGAAGTGGAGGCTCGCGGCGGTGATTGTGGCTCCGGCGCCGAGCGAGGACGTGTCGAAGCGCATGAACGACTTGCGCTTGTCCATGCCGGTCTGCCAGCCGGTGTCGCCGCCCACGAAGGTGTTGGTGTAGCTGTAGCGGACATGAAAGGCGGCATACCAGAGCGGCACGTCGATAGTGCTGTAGCTCAGGTTCGACGTGCCGCTGTTGAACGTGCTGAAGTTCATCGGCGGCCCGTAATAGTCGGTGTACGTCGCACTGGCAGCGCCGTCCTTGTTGTTGGCGGTGCCGTTGGCGAGGAAGAAGGTGGTCTGCGCAGTGAGGGGCAAGGCCAGCAGGAATAGCAGAAAGCGCATCAGTAGCTCCTCGTGTACTTGATCGAGACGGAGAGGTTCTTCACGGTCGCGGCCGAGGCTGTGACGAAGCCGAGGCCCTGTCCGGCGGCGACGCCCGGCGTGGTGATGGTGGTTGTTGAGGCCCCGGTGGTGGAACAGGTCAGCGCCGAGTGCATGTTGGTGCCGTCACTGCGCCGGATGGTGAGGGAGACCGTGCCGGCGTCGGTCCAGCAGGCGACCTCCGTGACAGTGGCTGAGTGGGCATGCGCCCTCCAGATGTTGTTGAAGGTGGTGTTGGGGATGACCGTGACCGGATCGCCGCCGAAGCCGAAGTTGATCTGCTGGGCGCGGTAGGTGTTCGGGTCGTAGCAACTCTCGGCCGCGCCGCTGGCGTTGACGCCGAGCGGGGCCTGGCCGGCGGCGCAGTTGGCGCCGTTGGCGGCGAGAGCGGTGGCCGTGGGGACAGCGCCACTGATTTTGGATCCGGCGAGTGAGGTCAGCCACGCCGGGTTCGCGTAGGAGCCGCTGGAATAGAGGAGCGTGGCCGGGATGTCCGCGGCGAGGTGCGTGTGCGCCGACGGTGCGAAGGTGGAGGGGACGCCGGTCAGCTTCGCCCACGCCAGCGCAGTGAGCCATGCCGGGTTCGAGTAGGAGCCGCTCGAATAGAGCAGCGTGCCCGGCAGGTCCTGCGCCGTGAGACCCCGGAACGTGGGCGCGGCGGGCGAGCCTGTGGCGGGTCCGGCGAGTACGGTGTTGGCGTTCTGAGTGGCCCAGCCGAGGTTGAGAGTGCCTGACGAAGTGATCGGCGAGCCCAGTACCGCGAACTGCGCCGGCGCGGACAGCCCCACACTGGTGACCGTTCCGACTGCCCCGCCCTCGCCATCGGGGACGAAGCAGCCCTCGGCGTTGCCCGAGGCGTCCACTCCGGAAGCGGCCTGCCCAGCAGGACAGTTTGCGCCATTCGAAGCCAGGGCGGTTGCCGTCGGGACGGTACCGCTGATCTTCGAGCCAGCCAGTGAGGTGAGCCAGGCGGGGTTCGAGTACGAACCGTCGGAGTAAAGCAAGGTGGCGGGCAGGTCGACCGCGAGATGGGAGTGCACCGAGGGTGCGAAAGTGACTGGCTTACCCGTGATCGCACTCCAAGCCACCGAGGACTGCATCTGCTTCGTCCACGTGTTCGTGCTGGTGCAGACGTGGAGCCACTCCGTGAGCGGCGCGGTGGTCAGCAGCACGGCCTGCCCCTGCGTGCATGTCGCTGGCAGGGAGGACACCAGCTTGGCGGGCGCAGTGGAAAGCGCCTGCGTGGCGTTGAGGCGTCCGACGATGTCGAGCGTCCCGGTGACGGGCGTCTGCGCCGTGGCCGGCAGCGCCCAAACCAGCATGAGGTAGATCAATCTGCGCATATTCAGCTCCGCACAACGATGCGCCCGGTGAAGGCGCTGGCAAAGGTCACCGAAAGCGTGTTTGCCCCGGTGATCTGGATGTCCGCGATGGCGAGCCGCCCGTTCGCGTCCCAACACTGCGCCACCACGTCCTGCGTGCCAAGGTTGTGGGTCAGCACGAGCGGCCCGGTGACGCCCGAGAGGCTGGCGGCGTACTTGCCCCCGGCGGCGGCATTGATCGCAGAGAAGTTGGCGTTGATCACGGCGCGGGAGTCCGTGAGCGTGTCCGCGCCATGAATGGTGACAATGACGGCCATCTATCTGCCTCCGGGCGCGCCGAGACCGGCAGGCCGGTTGGCTTCCGACGGCGCCACTTTCACGCCGGCATAGGTCTGCGGCGGTGGGTCCCAGGTGAAATCGGCGGCACCCCACGCCAGGTCTGCCTCGTCCCAGGTCGATTCGCGCGTGACGGGCTCCGGCATCACTCGCCCCCGGACGGCATGCGGATCAGCGCGGCCTGCTCAATGGCCTGCTGGATTTGGCGCTCGATTGCTTCCCGATGGGCCCGGAGTTGGGCGATCTGGGGGATGGCGCCGGCGCGGCGCAGCAGGATGGGTTTCAGGATCTGCTCGTTGCAGACATGGAGAAAAAACTTCGCCTTCGATCCTTCGAAGGGGTTCTCCTCGTGCTGGACGACGGCACCCTTCTCGACGCGCATCTCGCGCGTGGTGAGGCTGTCGACGTGGTCCTGAATCGCGGCTGCGGCTTCGGCGGGGATGACGAACTGGACAGGCTCCTCGCCGTATTCATGGAAGGTGATCGTGATGGTGGGCATGTCAGATTCCGGCCTGGTTCAGCCGCTGCAGAATGTTGTCGAGTGCCGTGGCGACGGTCGAGTTGCCCCAGCCGGTGTAGGGGCAGTCCCAGGCCGAAGAGACCGGACCTGCCGGGCCCTGCGCCCCCTGTGGGCCAGTTGGACCCTGAGGGCCTTGCGGACCGGGCGGACCCTGCTCGCCGCCCGAGACGGTGACATCGCCTTGCAGACCGTTGACGCTGCGCACGAGACCCGTGACGGTGCCCGAAACGCTGATTCCGGCGTTGGCCTTGAGGACGCCCCCGCAGTTGATGCCGTTGTGATTCACGGAGAACAGCGGCGTGCCGCCGTTCCAGGCGTGGAACTCCTGCAAGGTGACCAGGGAGTTGAAGGTGCCGACGTTGCCCACGATGCCCTGGCTGGAGATGGTCAGCGCCTGGCCGCCGCCGGAAATGGTGACCGAGGTGGCGCCGATGGCGATCTGGTTGCCGCCGCGCGCAGCCACGATACCGTCACCGTTGATGCCGAGACTGCCGCCGGAATCCCGGGCGAACACGACATCACCGGAAAACAGCGCCGTCCCGGCGAGCAGCTTGTTGACGGCCATCCCCTGCATGGCGAGGACGCCGCCGTCCTTGGTGAACTCCGGGCCGAAGTTGTGGGCCTTGGCGAGATCGACGGCGAACTGGGTGAGTTGGCCCTGGGCGTCCACGATGAAATCCGGGCCGAGCTTGGGTTGGAATTTCCCGTTGACGATCTCAAAGCCGCGCACCGTGGCGGGGTTGACTTGGGCGAGGTCGAGCCCCGTAGAGGCAGGCAGCGTGAAGTTGACCGTGACGGTATCGGCCTCAACAACGTTGCCGCGCCAGTCCACCGGGCGGAGCCGCCAGGTCTGGTACTGCGGCTCGTTCTGGAGCTTCACCTTCTCGATCACGAAGCTGGCCCGCTCTCCGAAATCGCCGTTCTTCTCGTAGGTTTCGCCGGGGATTGGATCAAAGTTGGAGTTCAGCCGCCAGATGCGGCCGACTTTCGTGTACCAGTAGTCTGGCGAGGCGGGCGGCGTGAAGTTGGCGGCGATATCGACGTAGGCGGCGCCGTCGAGGGTGCGCTGGTTCTGGATCGAGACCGAGGGGCTGGTGACAGGTCCGGGCGAGCCCCACGGGGCGATGTCCACCCACTTGATGGGGGCGGAAGCATCGACGGGGCGCCATACGCCGGCAGCCTGGTTGGCTGCGGTCAGAGAGACAAAGACCCGGGCGCCGTCCTTGGGCCGCCGCCGCCACGATTGGAAGGTGGTCCCGGTCGAGGACGTGAGGCTGGTGAATTCGGTGAGGTTCGGGGTGGGGGTGTGGCCGTGCGGTTTCTCACAGATATAAGCAGTCACGACATCCGCGCCGGAGGGGACGGTGAAGTTGACCCGGAGGTTGGCGTAGGGCTCACCATCCTCGCCGTTCGTGTAGCCGTCGATGGCCAGGCTGAACGTGCCCTCGGAGACGGGCGGAATCACCTCATCGATGGGGAGGCTCACCTGGACGGCGATCTCGTTGGTGGCGATGCGGCTGTTCGGGTCCGCGGCGGAGTAGGCCCAGCCCTTCACCTTGTAGCTGCGGGATTCGCCGGGCGAGATCTTCCACCAATCGCCGGCCTCGACGGGTGCGTGCGGCTGACCGGCAGCATGCTCCTGAAAGCTGAATGACCAGCTGCCCGTGGCCACATCCTGGAGGTCAAACAGAGTGCCGCCATAGGCGCCGCCGGTGGGGATTCCACTGAGGGTGATGTCGAGCCGGAACTCCTTCGCGGCTGATCCGGGGATGGCCCGATACGCGGGGACCACGGAGGCGATAGTGGGAGGCGTCAACTCGAGGGACTGCGCAGAGATCGTGACGGTCGCAATGGCGTACTGCGCGTGGACCGTCGGCACCCCGTCGTGGACGACCTTCTTGAACTTCTGCCGGTTGGCGGGCGAGTAGGCCATCATGTGCAGGTACAGGGTGGCCGGAAGGCTGGCGGGCTTCGGAACTGCGACCCGGACCGCATCGACGTTGTTGCCCGGCGAATCCCACTGCGCGGTGTACGGATGTTTGCCCCGGTCGAGAACCGTGCCGTCGGCCTGTTCGATCACGGCCTCGACACCTTCAAACTCGCCGATGCTGAACGCACCCGGCACGCCGTAATAGGGCGGAACGTAGCTCTGGGTGACCTGGATGCCCGCGGAATCCTGGCCGACGACGGGATCGCCGACGAGGGTGACGGAGCCCAGTTCGTCGCTGACCACCCCGGCCAGATAGTCGGTGAAGTCGAGAGTGATCTGGATAAACGGTGTGTGCTCGGCGGGGGCGATGGGATCGAGGCCGGTCAGCCGCTTCAGCCGGTTGGTGTAGCCCCAGGACCGGGGCAAAGCGTAGGCGAGCCAGGTGATCTTCGGCGAGACGAGGGACTGCAGGTATTCGGTCGGCGGGACGGGAACGTCGAGCTTCGCTTCCCACTGCCGGGGCGTGCCCTCGATAGAAGGCTCACCAAAATGCCAGTTCTGACGGTAAAACTGTCCCGGTAGCGTCGGATGCTCGGGATCGGTGTCGGCTTCCTGCGGGATTTCGAGGAAGACTTCCGCGCCGGCGAAGTTCTCGTCCACGGGCGCGGCGCCGGTGATGGTGATGAGAACCCTGCCATCGGCGATCTGGTGGCCGGCCGTGAGGCTGGTGATATTGGCGAGGGGGACATCCCCGACCGGGGTCGCGGCGGGGATCGTCACGACGATGGAGGGAGTGTTTTCCTCATCGAGCGGCGCAGTGAGGATGGCGGAACGGGAGCAGAGCCAGATCCGGCACTCACGGTCCGTGCCGGCAGGCTGGGTGAGGGAGACCCGGATGGTGCCCCGGCCCTCCGAGTCGGGTTCGAAGCGGGCGCTGCCCTTCTCGAGGGGCACTTCGCCCGAATCCTCCGGCATCCGGGCAAAGGCGACGACGCCACGGAACACGCCGAGCGGCTCGGGCGGCAGGTAGTGGAGTGTGACTTCGGCGGTCAGGCCATCAAACTGGACCGTGCCCACTATTTCGATGCCGGTGACCTTGCCGGGGAGCAGATCCGCGGCGGGCAACTGCGGTACGGGTTCCGGCACGACGTCCGTGGGCTTGTCACCCACCGTGAGGTCGTACATGGAATCGGTGGTGGAGCGGCCCTCGAGGTCGATCGAGTAATCGCGGTTCAGGCGCCAGCGGATGAGGCGGAACTCGCCCGCCCCGTTCGGCATGTCCGGGTGGGTCATCGAACAGACCATCCCAGGTTCCGTGTTCAGGGCCAGAACGGTGGTGCGGAAGCTGATCTGGCGCGCGGCCAGTTGCTCGGCGGCCGTCAGACCGCCAAGCTCTTCCCGGAGCCGCGTGGTGATCAGGCGGGCGGCCTGGCTCTTGGTCGCCACCCCGACGAGGTTCACGTTCGCCTTGAGCCGCTCGCCGATCCGGACAGCATGATCGGCGTCGTAGAGGTTCAGCGCATTCTGCTGGTAGCCGTAGTCGACGTCGGCGAATGCGGCAGTGAGGTCATTGAACCGGGGTTCGAGGCTCCCCAGCGAGAGGGCGTTGTAGAGGATGTTGCCGGTCGTGAAGGCCTCAACGACGGAGGAATGGATCCGGAGACCGATGCGGAGTTTGCCGGCCACGAAGGTGAAATAGCCGAGGCAGGAGCCGAGGATCTCCTGCAGCCAGTCGCGCAGCGGGCGCTCTTCGGCCATGACGCCGGTGAAGCGGAACTGGGGTTCCTGGCCCGCGCCGATGATCCGGCCGGCCAGCATGTCGCAGGTCTGGGCCGCGCTGATGGCTGCCGGGACATCAAACAGCGCCTCCTGCGCTGCAGCAGGCGCCGAGGACAGACCCTTGGCGCGCAGCAGCGTGTTGACGGCAATCCACACCGGATTCGTGCAGGCAGGCACCCAGATGCGGGCGCCCGGCGCAGTCCACGCCCAGCAGCCCAACCCGCCCGTGATCTGGGCTTGCATCTTCCGCTCGGTCGGGCGGATGGGTTGGATGCCCTTTTCGTCCGTCCGGCGGATCTGCAGAAAAGCCACACCGGGGACCGGATTGATCGGCAGCGGCTCGCCGACGGAATCGAGGGCGAAGGTGTGGGAGCCGGAATCAGGGGAGTTGTCCGCAGGAACCTCGTTGCCAGTGACGGGATTCCCGCCATAGGACCGCCGCAGCCCGAGCAGGCCGGGCCCATGGTTCGGCTGGCCATCGAGGGTGTGCGGCTGGGCGGTGCTCGTAGCGAAGCCCGAAATCGGGCCCCGGCCTACGATCCCCAACGCGGCGTAGAACTGCGACTCATCCCGCCCCGCCACGATCTCGCACTCGACCGGGATCGGGTGCGCCGCGTCGTTGACGTAGATGTCCTTCAGCGCCCGGCCATAGGCGGTGTCGTTAACCACCGAGGTGGCCGTCATCCGCGAGATGCCCTTCTTGCCGCCGACATTGACGGGCTGATCGGGGATCTTCACCTCATCGCGGGTGATCTTGCGCGAGGGGTACGGGAGGTTCAATTCGAACAGCCCGTCGCTGGCCTCGAGTTCGAAGGCGCCCGCCTGGTCGAGCGACCAGCGGGTGACGAAGCCCTTCCATAGATCGATGCGCGTGGCCGAGCCGACGTGGAAAAGCGAGAACGAGACGGGCTGCTTCCACAGATCGACGGCGTTGACGAGCATCGTCATCACGCGATCTGCGTTGCCGAGCCGGAAGCGCGCCGCATCGGCCGAGCCGTCCAGCGCCTGCGAGATGCCGTCCCAATCGACCAGGCGCGGCTGATACAGGACTCCGCCCACCGAGACGCGCCGGTCGGAAAGGTGAATGTCCGCGCCGATAGTGACCAGCGGGATCAGCTCCTGCGTCTGCCCGAGCAGCGTGCTGGCGAGCTCGGCGGAGGGGAAGCGGGTGAGGGTCTGCGTGACCGTGAAGCCGGGCGTGTTCTGCGGCGCCTCGATCAGTTCAACACCGCCCCGCCAGAGTGCGTCGGAGAACTGATCCAGGCTGAGCGCGGGTTCTGCGAACCGGACCGTGTGGCGCACCGTCGCCCCATCGGGCATCGCCACGTCGAGGAAGAAGGGCTGGTAGCTGCCCTGGCGCAACTGGAAGAAATTGACGAGCGCCTGTCGCCGCGCCGCATTCAGCGCCTCGAACCGCAGGGTGATCCGCCGCGCGCCCGGCCCCAGCCAGAACCGCTGCTCGACCTGGGTCTCGCCATGGCCGAAGCGATGGACAGCGATCTCGGGTTCCGAGGCGAAGGCCATCCCGAACTCGGGCACGATCGGAAACACGCCCGCCGGCGCCACCTCGGGGATGGCGATGGGTCCAAGATACTCAGGCATCAGGTGATCTCGATCAGGCGGAAGGAAACAGGCCAGCGGCCCATCCGGTATTCCTGGCTGAGCGCTCCATCGAAGCGCACGCGGTGCCGGCCGACGGGCGAAGCACCTGTGGGATCGTGGTCCGCCCGGCGCGGGTAGAAGTGGAACGGCAGCATCGCGCCCCGGCGATCCTCCCAGAAATCACGCAGCACGAGCCAATCGGCATAGGGAAGCAGGCGCGTGATCGCCCAACTCCGGCGTGGCAGCGCGGCATCACTCCGGACCTGCATGCGCCCATCCCGGTACCGCTCGCTGGCCACAACCGGCCACGTCACGACTTCCGCGAATGCCGCCGCCAGCGCATAGGGGAGCACCGCATCCACCGAGGCCAATTGAACACTGCCTGGCACGTGGTTACACCTTCGCCGCCAGCGGGTCCATGAGCGCCGTGCCGCTCTGGGTGCGCCCTTCGCTGGCCTGCAGGGCCCGGCCCAGCCCCTGCTGCACGGCGCGCCCGTTGCGCGTGACGAACTGCACGGTCTTGCCCTCGAGGAAGCTCTCCGTCGCCTGGCCGTCAGCTTGAATGGTCACGTTGATGATCTGCGGCGGCGGATTCGAGCCGAAGGATTTCAGCGACAGCCCGCCGAACGACGGGAGCCCCGAGGCGTACCCGTAAAGCGACCCGCCCACGGACGTGCCAGCCTGAATCAGCGCGCCGCCCGACTGCGCGAGGTTCACGCCGCGCGGCGTATTGTCGAGCGATGCCATCCGCTGGCCCGTGCAGGCGGCATAGGCCTCGATCTGTTCCCGCACCTGCGGCGAGCGCAGGAACATCCGCAGATCCTGTCCGCGGCTCTGCTCCGCCAGTGTCCGGGCAAACTGCTTGTCGATGGTGATGCCGTACAGCGACTTCACTTCGTCAATCAGCTTCTGGTCCCGGCCCTTGAACAGCATCCGAATGAAGCCCGCCGCCGCGCCGACACCCGCACCGATGGCCGCGCCCACGGGTCCACCGAACTTGTAGCCGATCATCGCGCCGCCCGCCGTGGTCATCCCCAAACCGGACCATCCACCACGCTGAAGGCCCATCATGCCGAGCACGGCGCCGCCGGCCAGCGCCGCATCCGAGCGGCCCAGCGCCGAGAGTTTCTGACCCATCGTC